CTCGTGCGCCACAGGCTAACATCTCCGAGGGAGATGTTGAGAGGATTCAGCAGATGGCTACCGAACTGGCCAACAGGGAGTTCGATGCTGGCTGGACGATGGAGTCCAGCGACTCTGCCGAGGAGAGCGATGACACGCAAGAAGATAACAGCGAGGCTGACGCCTCTGTTGATGCGTCGAGTTCCTTGGCGGAGAATGCTGACAATTCACAAAATAGTGATACAATGACTGAAGAAAATACAGATGACGTAGACGTTGAGGCTCTCCAGAGCCGCGTCGAAGAACTTGAGGAACAGAACGAGTCCCTCTCGGCTGAGGTTGAGGCTGTTCGTCAGGAGTACGCTGATGCCCTTTGCGGCGACAGTGCGTTCTCCGCTGAGGAACTGGCTGATAAGTTCACCGTCGAGGAACTCGCAGAGAAGTACGAGGAAGCAGACCTCGAAATCGCAGAAGCCTCTGCTCCTGACCCGCAGACGGGTTCGATGGAGTCGGAGGAGACTGAGGCTTCCGAGGAAACTGAGGAGAACGACGAAGAAGTTGCTCTCCTTGAGGAACAGATTGAGCAGTATGACACGATGGGATGGGACGGCGCACGACGCGAAGCCGAGGCACGCCTGTCGGAACTCGTTGATGAGGACGACGAGTAAAAACAACACGTCTTCAACTATAGATTAATACAATGGTAAGCGACGGAACGGTTAATTCCAGCGAAGTTATCACACAAGAAGCGGTTCGCGCACAGTTCGAGGAAATCGCACAGGAGAATCTCGTTTTCCGCGAGGCTTTCCGACAGGTTGATGCTACTGGCATCAACAGCGGTTCCTACGAAATCCCCGTAAAGGGTGACACTAACGAGGAGGCTGGCGTTGTCTCCGAAGGTTCGGCTATCCCGAGTGACGTTGACGCTCAGGACAGCAAGACGACTATCTCGTTCGACAAGTACGCTACTGGCGTCGAAATCACCTACGAGTCGGTTCAGGACAGTCTCTTTGACGAGATTGCTCTCCGAGTCGAGGAGAAGGCACGCGCTCTTGCCGAGGGGCTTGACGCGGCGGCTTACGGTGTGCTTAACAGCAACCTGAACGCGGCTTCGCCTGTCGGTTCCGCGACTGGTGATATGGCCTACGACGACGTGGTTGACGCAATGACCACGCTTGAGTCTGACGGCTACGAGGCTGACCTACTCATCGTCTCTCCTGACTCGAAGGGCGACCTTCTCAAGAGCGACGACTTCACCCGTGCCTCCGATATGGGTGACGAGGTTATCCGAGACGGAGCCTTCGGTATGGTTGCAGGTGTCGAGGTTATGGTTTCCAACGTTGGCGACCTTGGAGCAGGCGAGGCCTTCCTCGTTGACTCCGACTTCTACGGTATCGAGGCAGTTCGTGAGGGTATGAACTCCGAGGAGGACGTGGACACGGAGACGCAGAAGCGCCTCATCACAGTCTGGACTCGTATGGGTTGGGCGGCAACCCGTGCTGGTGCGGCTGTGAAGATTGTGGCGTAAACTCCTAATCCAATTTGGGTGTACGGAATATGGCTACAAGAATCACAACGGCTGACGTGAAAGAAATCGCTGATTTAGATGTATCAGAGGAGAGTATTCACGCATTCATCGAGGATGCACACACCGTTGTCAACAACCGAATTGCACCGTACACCGATGATTCGGATGCCCTCGCCGCAGTCGAAACATATTTGACTGCACACCTTGCGACGAGTAAGGAACCGCGTGTTCAATCCGCCTCTCACGAGTCGGTGTCGTTCGAGTACGCGGAGGAACAGGGGCAGAAATATTGGCATCAGGCTATCCTGATGGACCCAACAGGCAGGCTGGCACGTCCAAACGGCTACCCTGTCTACAGTACGTGAGGTAATATATGGGAGCGTTAGGCAGAACTGGACTTTCACTCTACGGAATGAACGAGACGTTGGAATTACTCGACGGGATGAAACCCGATGACAGTGCCACGTATCGCGTTCAGGCTGACACGGATTATGCCGTGTACGTGGAGTTTGGAACAAAGAATATGTCGGCGCAACCATATATGCGTCCAGCAGTGAACCAGACGATGCGAAATGCAGGCAAGCACGCTGACGACGCAGACGACGTTGACGAATTTGTCGAAATTCTTGCCGAAGAAATCGCATCGAAAGCAAGAGACAGAGCGCCTGTCGATACTGGTAAACTACAGAACTCTATCACAGTGGAGAAACTATGAGTAACTTCCTATCTAACACATCAGCAGAAATCCGACGAATCCACAAGAACTTCACCAAGGAGTTGACGGTTTACAACTACACTTGGGATGATAGTGCTGGTTCGAACGATTACGCTGATGGAGATTGGTCGCAGACGAGTTCCACTGTGCAGGCATCTGTACGCCTACCGGAAGACGTGTCGTTCTCCGACGACGCTTCTGGCAATGAATCGAACCACGACGTAGAGATTTACGTTGCACCTAATGAAGTTGACATTAATGTCGGTGAGGGAGACGAAACGCGCTCTACGGAGTTCGAGGATGAGAATGGACGAACATATCGCGCTGTTGGGTTTCACGACGAATCATCGCTGTACCGAGTCCAATGTAGAGAGGTTCAATAATGCCTGCAACAATCACAGATATTAAAGTTCTGGTTCGAGACTTGCTTCGGAGCGAGTGGGATAACACCGATATGGTGTCGCCGCTCTCCGATAGTGATATTCACACCGGATGGTGGGATGCCGACAAGGACTTCCCACAGGTGACTGTGACCTCCGACGAGGAGGGTCCTCTACAGGGCGGAGACACTGGCGTCACGGCGTTGAAGGGTGACGGAAGTGGATATGTCCAACACAGAAACGGGACGGTTCTCGTGGACTGTTGGGCAGGCTCTCGGGAGGATTACACCTCTGCCGGTGAGGAGCAGGTTCAACTCCAAGCGATGATGGATGAAGTTGACACAATCGTGTTCAACAATCTCCTGAATTTGCAGGATGTTGACTCGGTGACGGTAACGAATCGGAACAAGTTGACAGACGATGAAGCAGACCCTACTGAGCATCGTTGTCAATTCGAAGTAACATACAATTGGACAAAGGAATAACATAACATACAATGACTGGAAATCAAGCAACAAACGCTGACGGCGGATTCCGCAACCACCGTATCGAGTTCGTTCGGGAGAGTGCGCAGGGAGAGACACCTGCCGACCCTGAGTGGAACCTCTACTCCGACAACCTCGACACGGCGCTTGTGGTATCCAGTGACGCACAGATTGAGGCACAGCGAGGAGTTGGGGACGTTAACGTTCAGGACTTCTTCGCAGGGCCAGAAGACCACACTGCAAGCATCGATTACCACCTTCAGGACTTCTTCGTTGACGGAACGGGAAGCCCTGTTGACGCCGCAGGTGACGCGATTGTTCGAGACGCAGAGGAAGACGTAAGTACCCACACGGCTGTGGACAGGTACACTGCCTCTGACGGCACTCGTGTCTACCGTGTCCTCAAGGGCGGTTATCCGAACCTTGGTGACATTAGCGGGGACCCGTCCTCGGGTCTGCCGATTATGGTGTCCCTCGAATACGAGGCCAAGAAGATTCGCTCCTACAAGGCATCTCAGCCTGACGCTGGAACGACTCTCGAAGTCGCCTCGACTGACGCGAGTGACACGACGCAGACTCTCACCATCGAGGATGAGGGCGCTGGTACGAGTGAGGAAGTCTCGCTCAACGGAACGACTGCTGTCACCACGACAGAGACGTTCTCCGACATTGACGCCTTCGAACTCGACGCAGAGACGGCTGGCGATGTGACTATCGGAGACGGTAGTGGAACCACGTTTGTCACGATTCGTGGCGCTGACTACTACGATGGTGTCGAAGGGGACCTCGGTGTCCCTGCTCTCGGCGCAGGTAGTCACCCATCGGAGAAGGGAACCGCCTACGAACGGTTCCTCGATGACGACATTACCCGTGGCGGTACGTCTGTCGGTGTCGAGATTCGCTCCGCTTCCGCAAGCGTGACGAACAACTACGACAAGACGGCTGTCGCTGGGACGAAGTGCCTCGCCATCCACGAGGGTGCGCAGGACGGCGAACTCTCCGCAACGGTTGCTGGTGAGTTCCAAGAACACTCCGATATGGAGGACCACCTCAGCGCACAGACTGCTGATATTGTGTGGACCTTCTCGGGTGGTACGCTGACCTTCGCTGATGCGGCTCTCACCGACCTTGGTGACATTGGCCCATCGGCTGGTGACGTTATCTCCACGCAGGACAACACCTTCACTGCTGGCGATATTAGCGTCTCCTCGAACTAAGGATAGTCTCCTGAACGACTAAGCGGTTTTCTCCGCTCTCAATATCGGGTAGTGGCTACGTTTGCGCTCAGGCGGCTCAGATTGCCCTCAGAATTGACTGAGCCTGTGACGAGTCGTCTGATACCTATGGGTAGAGGAACGGCGTGAGACGCCTCACAGCGCCTCTCAGAAGATAGGTCTTGTGACTGACACGAGATAGCCTATGACTTCGGTACGGGGCAAACTTTAAGTAGGTGGGTCCCGTATAATAGTACAAGGAGTGAAGATGGGTAGTCCTCTATTGGACGAGAATTATACTATTACATTGGAACAATAGTAGACTACTCATCATTACCATACTGTTCTACACCTCTGTGTTTACCTATTGTCCAATAGGTGTTACCTTCTTCAACCTATGACCAAGGGTGGTTATAATCACAGGGACTTCGCCCTATGGCAAGATTTATAAGGCAGGAAGTGCAATCATACTATAAGAGCCTTTGGCTTGATGCAAAGAGGACAACTTTGACAATGACTAACGACAACAGCGATATGGAAATTGCAGACCCGAATGATTTCTTCGTCACGCGAGACGAGGAAGATAACCTTCAGCCAGTAGCGCAGAAGGTTCCCGGTGTCGAACAGCACCTCAACATCATCCCGCTTACGATGGGTGAAGTTGAGCGATATGGACTTGACGAAGGCGTGGCGCTGACTGACGAGGAACTTGCCGAGATTTTCTCCGACCACCTCGCTGACCTTGAGCGAGAACTTAGCGAAGACGACGTGTCGGATAATATGATTGGTTTCGGTAAGGATGCTCTCCTCCAGACGATTCTTCGTGCTTCTGGATACGATATGCAGAACGCGATGAATATGGAGCAGTTCGAGATGCTTGCTGACTTGGACGAGGGAAAGTTCCAGAGAGTGATGGAACTGGCGCAGAGTCAGCAGTAGAATCGAGAGAAGTCAAACACGCTAAATTGATGGCATCACTCCACGAAGACGGGTATCAGTTCATTGGAGACACAGCCATCAACAAATTGACAATTTCTGAAATTCGAGTCCTGAAGGAAGGACAGGTTCAGAGACAGCAGGAGCGCAAACAGAAGCAACGCGCTCAAGAAAAGAGTGGCGGCGACGTGAGTGATACCCGTATGGAAATCGAGAAATCTCACGACGCTAACGATAAGGCACTCGTAGAAGAAATGGCTTCAGGATAAAATAATTTATGGTATTCTCACC